ATCATAAATGAGTATGGAACTCGTATTGAATCTCAGCTTGCATCTGCATCCGATGCTTTAAAAAAAGCATTGGAGGTAAATGACGCTGAAGCGATAGTTAAAGCCAATCAAGCCATTGCTAAAGCTACAATAGAACAAGAAAGACATCGTTTAGCCAAGGAGAGACAAGAATCTCAGCCCCAAGTCAAGCCTCAAGAACAGGCTCAGCCTCAAGCACAACCCGAGTCACAAGTTGATCCAAAGGCAATGGCATGGGCAGAAAATAACCCTTGGTTTGGTGAACATGATGAAATGACTGCACTCGCTATGGGACTTGATAAAAAATTAAAACAAGAAGGATTTGACCCAAGAAGCGATGAATACTATACTGAAATTAATAAACGAATTAGGAAACGTTTTCCTGAAGAGTTTGAAGAAGAAAAAACGAGTAGTGCTAACAGGGTCGCTCCTGCTGATAGCACGGCTTCTCGCAGTAGCAACAAGGGGCGTAGGACTGTGAAGTTGTCACCATCACAAGTAGCGATGGCTAAAAGACTGAATGTTCCGCTAGAAGAATATGCTAAATATGTTAAAGAGTGAGGTAAAACATGACAGATAGAACAACTCCACGATCAGATGTAACACGTGCTAAAACAACACGCAGAAAACCATGGGCACCACCTAGCAAGTTGGATGCACCGAAGCCAAAAGATGGATATAAACATCGTTGGATTAGAACTCATTTAAGAGGAGATGACGATCAAATGAACGTTCATCAAAGACTTAGAGAGGGTTATGAGCCAGTAAGATCAGATGAATATCCAGATCAACAATTTGCTTCGGTTGAAGAAGGTAAGCATGAGGGTGTTATAGGTAATGGCGGTTTAATGCTCGCCAAAATACCTGAAGAGACAGTTGAAGAGAGAACTGAATACTTTCGGGATCAGACCCGCAATCAAATGACTGCCGTAGATCAGGACTTAATGAAGGAGCAACATCCTTCGATGCCTATTGAAAAAAGTAGGCGTAGTAAAGTAACTTTTGGAAAGGAATAATTCCTTTTCGTAACTTATAAGGAGCTATAAATGGCAAATGCAGATTTAAAATTTGGATTAAAGCCGATTAATGCTATGGGGGCAACTTTCCCTGGTGGCACAAATCAGTATTTCATTGCTAGTGATGCAGCAGCTATTTTCCAAGGCTCTCCTGTTCAAGTTGAGTTAACTGGTGGCACAGTACAAGTTTTAGGAAATGCTACTGGAGATACAAAACAGATCTTAGGAGTTTTTGCTGGGTGTGAATATGTTGACAACACTACAAAGAAATTAAAATTTTCCAACACGTGGCCAGGATCTGGTTCAGCGGATACAAATTTTGATATTAAAGCTTTTATATATGACAATCCAATGCAAAGATATGTCATATGTTCTGATGGTACTAATACTAACAGAGCAACTGCAAAAGTGGATATTTTCAAGACTGCTGAAATAGAAAATGCTACAAGCGGAAGCACAACAACTGGTATATCTACTGCACAGATTGATATTTCTACTGCTGAAGATTCCGATCCATCAAATCCTTTGATGATTCTCGGAATTCAAGAAGATGTAGAAAACCAAGATCATTCTGCTGCTGGTATTAAATATATCGTCAAAATTAACAATCACGTATTCTTCAGTTCTGTTGGAGATGGTGACGCAGCGATATCATAGGGAGATTGATTTATGGCTATTTCAAGAGCACAACTCGCCAAAGAATTAGAGCCTGGTTTAAACGCTCTCTTTGGTATGGAATTCGCAAGGTATGAAAACCAACATGCGGAAATTTTTACAACTGAGTCTTCAGACAGATCATTTGAAGAAGAAGTAATGCTCTCTGGTTTTGGAGCGGCACCAGTGAAACAAGAAGGTTCTGGCGTATCATTTGATGATGCAAACGAGTCTTTCACTGCCCGTTATAACCACGAGACTATTGCTTTGGCTTTCTCGATTACTGAAGAAGCAGTAGAGGACAACCTTTATGACAGATTGTCTTCAAGATATACACGTGCATTAGCAAGATCTATGGCACACACAAAGCAAGTTAAGGCTGCTTCAGTTCTTAATAATGCTTTCGATAGCACAGTTACAGGCGGTGACGGAGTTGAGTTATGTTCAACTGCACATCCAATTATAACTGGTGGCACTTTTGCTAATGAACCATCAACTGATGCAGACCTTAACGAAACATCACTTGAAGATGCTTTAATTAGCATTGCAGGTTTTGTCGATGAGAGAGGTCTCAAAATTGCATTGACAGGTAGAAAACTTGTTATACCTCGTCAATTACAATTTATTGCTGAAAGACTTATGGCATCAAATTTAAGAACTGCAACAGCAGACAATGACATTAACGCAATAAGATCAACTGGAATGCTTCCAGAGGGTTATACAGTTAATGACTTTTTGACTGACACTGACGCATTTTTTATCTTAACAGATGCTCCAAGAGGCTTTATGCACTTTGAAAGAGTGCCGTTAGCAACTCAAATGGAAGCTGATTTTGATACTGGCAATATGAGATTTAAGGCCAGAGAGAGATATAGTTTTGGATTCTCAGATCCAAGATGTATCTTCGGATCAAAAGGTGCATAAAAAAATTAATTAGATTTTTTAAGGCGGCTCGTTGCAGTCGCCTTTTTTTTATGTATAATATATTAAACCTTGACGAAGAATTAACTTCGACAATTGCCAAGACAAGGAGATTAACATGGCTAATACAACCTTTTCAGGTCCGCTAAGATCTGAGAGTACAATCAAAACAATCAGTAAAAATGCAACTACTGGAACTGTTACAGAGATAACAACCTTTGGTGATGGACCGATAAGCTTATCTGATGGAGATGTCACTTTAACTAATGCAACACATAGTGGTAGAATTTTACTTGTACCAGACGGATCACAGGATAATACGTACACCTTACCAGCACCTATAGCTGGATCTGTATTTAGATTTGTTTACGCTGGTGGAGCGGCCGATGCAACAGATGCTCTTATTTTAACACCAAGTAATACTAATTTTTATATTGGTGGCATTACGCATTTAGATACAAATGCAGATAATGTAACTGTCTTTTCAAATGGTAGTTCTAATAGTAGTGTGCAGTTAAATGTACCACAAGCATTTGATATTACAATTATAGGAAAAGACACAACCAATTATCAAATTTTTGGCACTGTTACATCAACAACAGTTCCAGCTTTTGCTGATCAGTAATAGGAGAGACTAATGGCAGCTAGATCAGATGTAAAAGCTTTTAATTTTGATCAAGGTGACAGTTCAGCAGTTGTAGGTCCAGCAAGATCGAGAATAAGACAAATAGTTATATTTGGAAATTCTGCTGGTGCTTTGACAATTACAGATGGAGACGGAGGATCAAATTTGTTGGTGCAAAGTTTTCCAACTGGTTTACATACCCTTAATATTCCAGACGCAGGTGTATTGGCAGAGAGTGGTGCATATGTATCTGCTTTTTCTGGTAGTGGTAATAAACTCACAATATTTTTGTCATGACAAGAAAAGCTGACAAGCAACCACCAAAAACAAAAAAGTATTTCCGTCCCACAAAAAAAGGGGCGGGAATGACTAAAGCGGGTGTTGCTCGTTATCGAAGAGAAAATCCTGGTAGTAAATTAAAAACTGCTGTTACTGGCAAAGTAAAAAAAGGGAGTAAAGCAGCTAAGAGAAGAAAATCCTTTTGTGCACGTTCTGCGGGTCAAATGAAAAAATTTCCAAAAGCAGCTAAAGATCCTAATAGCAGATTAAGACAAGCAAGAAGAAGATGGAAGTGTTAAATGACAAGTAAAGAATTATTAAAATTATTAGAAAAACATGAACAAGTTTGTAATGCTAGATTTGACGGAATCAATGCAAAATTAAATAAACTTGATAATAGATTATGGATTATAGTAACATTAATTATAGTCGCTAGTGGGTTGGAGCAACTTATCTAATGACTATGGGTCGGTCACAAATGGCAAAGCAAGTGACCAATCCACCACGAAAGAGGAAGTGGAGTGCCAAACGGAAGAG